CCAGCAGGCTTTGATACTGTCTTTTCTGTGCCATCAAAATCAAACACCCGTATGTTGCTGTTGTCAGCAATTACAATGTAACGCTCTGTAATATCACGATTGATAACGTGTATAAAATAGTTACCATTTGCTTGTGCATTAGTTAATAAAGTTGCTAAGTGTTGGGTTGGTGGTCTTTTACGCAAACCACTGATGATTGAACTGAAAGCGTTTATTTGTTCTTCACCTTGCGAGTTAAGACGAACACTTGCAGATTGTTGTGAAACGCCATTGGCTATATTGGGAATGGAACTGCTTACAAGTGACATAGATTACCTCGTTAAGATTCGGGAAACGTCAGTGTTACCTGTCAGAATGTTATAGTCAGCATTCTCAGATTCCATAAGCCTCAGTGTTGTAAGGGCTTGATACTCATCATCCCTGTTCATAGAGTGAAGAGTTTCAGAACCTAATACTCGGTCTTGGAATATACGGGCAGCCCGTATAGCAATGTAATGACGTGCTGCTTCTGTAATTTCATCGAAAGCCAGTAATACAATTAGGCTGCATAGCACTGTTTCTGTAAATGTATATGTGTGGTTCTTGCGGTCATATGCGCGCAGTCCACGTTGTACTAACTCAATTTTATAAGATGCCGCAGTTGTGTCCACGGCTAAAGTGTTAACAGGCAGAGATAACATACTGTCTTGGTCAGGGATAAGTGGATAGTCGTGTTCAGTGTTAAAGTTCCACCCTTGTGACTGCACTTCACGGCTTACATCTCTCAAAATAGAGACTGCAGTAAGCGCATCCGCAGAAGTCATATTGACTAATGTGTTTACAGGTGCTTCACCAATTACATTCAACATGGTGTTGACTGCTTCTAGTTCAGTCGTGAGATTTAATGACATACCGAGTCCTTTAAAAAGTAAAAAAAAGGGAACCGAAGTTCCCTTGTGACTAACTATAAGAAGTTCTTAGTTAATCTTAATTTCAATTGCAGATTCTGGGCGTAGGATGCCACTGCCCATTGCATACTTAGCAACGAACAAAGTACCTTGACGACGAATGTCGTACTCAGATTCAAGTGCAAGGTCCATCAACTTAACAGTACCAATAGCAGAGCTATGGAATACCACAGCCTTAGTCTTCTGGAAGTCACCATGATAAGTGTTGTTCTCACCTGTAACAGCAGATTGGTTACCAGTAGGTAAGTGGTTAGACATTACAATAGCAATACCAGCTACACGGATTACCTTGGCATCAGCATAGACACCAGCACCACCCCAATCTTTGTTCATGATTGTGGTGTCTTGTGCTAGCTTGTAGTACATAGCTGGAGATACGACAGCAACACGCCCATCAGTTGGAATGTCTTTAGCATCCATTGCTTCAGCAGCTTCAAACAAAGCAGCGATGATTAATGCTGCAGTGTTGTAGTTAGCCTTAGAAATCTGAAGGCCAGCTTTGCCAGAACTTGTGATAGTCTCAGCACCACGGGCAGCTTGTACTACCATGCGTAGAGCGTTCTTATCAAAGGTGTTAGCCAATGCATTGCCTAACTCTGAAGTGTAGGTTGCGCGAACATCGTAGTGGTTGCGAGCCTCATCAATATTACTTATGAAGGCAGGTGCTACAAGCAACTCATCGACAGTGATGACTTTCTCAGCGTGTTTAACAGCACCACCAAGAATCTCAGCACCAACCACATGGTAAGCTGCAGCAGCAGTACCCATGACAGGGAAGGAAGCTGACTTGCCGTTAGTGATAGTACGGGTCTGGTGTAAACCCATCATGATGTTCTTTTCTTCGAACTGGGTGATTACTTCACCAGCGAATAATTTTAGAAATAAAGCATCAGTGGCGTTTGCGCCATTGACTTGTCCAATGCGTGATACAGTTGCATTACTCATTTTTTAATACCTTGTAAAGAGGATTGAAGTTTCAAGTTTGTTTATTCTTGAGGCTCCAGCACTCAATAACTTCCCACAGCGTTGTCCCCCTCAAGGGCGCAGTTTCTTTGTCATTAATAGCTTTGGGCTTTTGGAATAGGTTGCCCCCACTGTTAGTTTAGGGGCTTTGTTGTGTTACAGAATTGATGAATTGGAAAGTTTATTCTGCACACTGTTACGGAATGCTGAGTCCTTCGCATAGCGAGGGTCCCTCATTGCTTCCGTTAATTGAGCTACGCTTTCAAAGCGTCCGCCTGCATTTGCAGAAGCAGTGTCACCACTAATTAACTTAGGGTCACTGCCGTTGACGGCTTGGTAACGAGCTTTTAAACCATGAACAGACATTTGAATCTGGTCAATATTTCCACTGTTCATGGTCTTGTTGTAGGCATCTACTTCACTAGCGTTCAGGTTCGTACTTGCCCATTCCATCATGCTTCCATAAGCTTCTTCACCACCAACGCTATTAAACATAGTCGTGCGTTGAGATGTGGCAAGTTGCTCTTGGCCTGCGATGTACTGGTCTACGACTTCACGGGGAATTCCTGACTTAGCTAGTGATTCATAGGTGTCAGGTGACAGGCTTTGATTTGATTGGTACTCCGATTGAAGTGCCTCATAATCTATACCTGCACTTTCGGTAACTTCTTCTGCAGTATTAGTTGGAATTTCAGTGTCAGTGGTTGCAGTAGTATCTGCATTTTCTCCACTGGACATCTTCTTTTCTAATTCTGCATAAGACTTAGCGAGGTCTTCAGGTGTTTTGAACTTTTCAGGTAACCACTCAGGCCTATCCACCTCTGGGGTTTCAAGGTTGTCCTGTACAGGTTCAGTTGTTGCGCCTTCCGCCTTTGCCACCATCGCATCAATATGCTCTTGTGAATCAGGTTGTGGTTCTTGCTTAATTGTTACTGTTTCTACCATTACTGTTCTACATTTCCTTGGGGTTGTTGTTGAGCCATCATCTGTTCTTTAACAGCATCAAACGCTTGAGGTGCTAACTGCTCACCTGTCTGTTGCATCTGTTGTTGTTGCATCTGTTGTTGGATTTCTTCGTCTGTCTTAATCAAGCCCTTCATATCAATACCTAATGATGTACCAACACGGGATATATAATCTCCAATGTTCATGTACTTCATTAAAGTCTCTGGGCCTAACTGACCAAGCTGTTCCAACATGGCTGCTAGTTTATTTAAATCATGTCCACGACCAAGTGCTTCAAGGCCAGTGGTGATTGTGGGTTGTACAATACCTTTAGGCAGAGAAGGAACCTTGCGTTGCTTTTGCATTTGTAAAAGCAATCTGTTTACTAAAGGTAGCTGAAATTCCTGAGACAAGATTGAGTAGATACCACCGAGGGCATCTTCTAATTCACCTGCCATGTATCGGATTTCTTCAGCAGTCACACGTTCAGCATTGCGCTGTACAGATGAGTTCATTAAGAAGGCGTAAGCTAAACGCTCTTTGATTTCCTGTGCGGTTTGGAACGCAATCTGGAAGTCGCCTTGTTTCTGAACTTGTAGTGTACTTACATCATTAGCGTCACCTTCACGAATAGCTCCATTAGGGGCTTCGGCAAGCACACGCGCACGGGTTGTGCCATTGGGTCGGACTAAGAATAGAACTTTGGCAGATGCCGCAGAACCTTCAACTATAGCTTGAGTTAAAGTTTCTAGTGAACGTAAGTCACCTAGATACTCTTCAACATAACCGCGTCCCCAAGATTCCCCGTCAATGCGAGAGAGTCGTAAAGGTATCCAAGGTGTCTTATCTAATGGGTATGTACCCTCTGAATCTGGTACTGGCTTACCCTTTAATTCTTGATACACTTTCCAAGTCTTTCCATCACGGACGACACGGGTGTAGAGAACCACTGATTCATGCCCGTAACCATCTTCTTTGGTTGGGTCAATATCACACAACATCTGAAGTTCAGGTGTTAATGCTTCAGGGGAGATGTCTTCTTTGGTAATCATCTCTAAAGGATTACCCATCGGGTCACGCTTAATGACATACCTGTCTATGTGAAACACACGCATACCACCTTTCTCAGGTAAATATAGCAACACGTTTCCAGCAACTAACAGATGTTTTAATGCTTCAAAGGTAGCAATGCGGACAGAACTAGATTCAATCTCAGACATCACTGCACGTTCTATAGAAGACAGAGCCTCTTCCACTTGCGCTCTAGCACCCTCTTGTTGGGTGAGTTCCTGTAACTTAAAATCATCCACAGTGAGGCGGAAGAATGGTGAGTTAGGTGGAACAAGTGCTAGTAGTAATTTGGAGGCTAGGTTGTTTACACCACGCGCACCAATGCCCTGAAAAGGCGTATCAAACTTACTGCTAGAACTGTGTCCTGAATCAGGAACTAGAGTGGGGAGAGTTAGCTTGCTGCATTCTCTCGCTCTCGTAAGGAAGGGGTCACGTTCTGTCTCCAACTTTTCATATCGTTGTTGGATAGAGGTCATATCATCCTACTTCTTTGGAATGTTAGTGCCAGAAGCAGTAGTACCACCTACAGCACGGGCAATCCGCAGTGAGCTAGTTCCTTTCTTTTTGGCATTATATTTACTACGGGCACTGCTCATCTCATCATCACCAATCCTGACTGATGCTGGTGCTAAGTCTGCTGGTGGTGGAGGTGGGGGTGCTGGTGGAATAGCTGCTGCTGCAGGTGCGCTTGGTGTTGGGAAACACATATATGTTAATGCTCCGTTTGTTCTATTTGATTTTGGGCTTCATATTGCATTCTTAATAAAGCAACAACATGGACAGCACCAACATTGTGGAATATTTCACGTTCCGTATCATCAAGACGGGGAACGCAATCGGGTACTATCTTCTCTAGATGCTCAACGAGTTCTAAAGGAACATAGGGAAATTCTGTTAAGTCCATACAGGAACCTTCTTATAGCGCAACCTTTGGTTGACTTTTATGAAAGGCCTCAATCCACATCTTGCATTCTTTACTGCGAACAACATCATCAATACCAAATTCAATAACTGGTACAGGTAAGTTGAAGCGTTGTGCAAGTTCTATGATTGTTGATAGGCCACTGGTTTGACGAATGTCTGATTGGGCAATGTCACCATTGATTACGATTCGGCAGTTCTCACCAATTCTGGTGGTGAACATCTTCATCTCTTCTGGTGTTGTGTTCTGTGCCTCATCCATAATGACGAATGCATCACTGAATGAGGACCCACGCATGGTTTCAAAGGGAGCTACGATGATTGCACCATTGCGTACTGCGTTCTCATACGCCCCACCCATGCAGTTCTTAAGCACTTCCACCACAGGCGTAGTCCACGGAGCCATCTTCTCTTCTAAAGTGCCAGGAAATGACCCTAAACTTCTTGACGAAGGGACATTTGGTCGAGTGAGAATTATCTTATTGATGGTTCCTTGCATGTAAAGCTGCGCTGCCATAGTGCTGGCTATGTAAGTCTTACCTGTTCCAGCACAGCCCAAGCTTATGGTCTGAGTGAAGTTGTTAATAGCTTCAATGTACCTTGCTTGCATTTTATTTTTCGGCTGGAGTGCTGTGCGTGTTGTCCGTTCTTCCATAAACTTCTCTTTAATTTCACGCTTTGGTTTTAGCTTACGTTGTTGACGTGGCATGTTTACCATCCCCATGAGTCACCAGACATTCCATCTGCTGAGTAATCTGTAACACGACCCTCAAAGAAATTCTTAAAGGAGTCACCATTTAAAACCCAGTCAAGCCAAGGCAGTGGGTTAGATTCAATATCCCAGTTAGGCTTAAGACCAAGATTAGTTAAACGTCTATCTGCGATATAGCGTATATATTCTTTAACTTCGCTTTGAGTGATACCTTCCATAGCACCAAGTTCAAACGCCAAATCAATAACTTTATCTTCAAGCGTAACCGCAGTCCGATACATATCGTAGATAGACTGTTTAAATTCATCAGTAACCACCTCTGGGTTTTCAGTAATGTACTGACGGAACAACGCAGTCATACCATCGACATGCATTGTCTCGTCACGGATGCTCCACTCAACAATCTCACACATGCCCTTAAGCTTTCCAAATCGTTGGAAGTTAAGAAGCATTACGAAAGCACTGAACAGACTCATGCCCTCATTGCAGACAGTCTGAGCAATAGCCTTGGCTAGACCTTGCTTAGTATCTGGGTCAAAGGTTTGCATAAACTCAATCTTGTCAGCCATCGCTTCATATTCAAGAAACGCTGTGTACTCTGACTCTGGAAACCCAAGGGTGTCATTAAGTAATGCATAGCTACGCATGTGGATAGTCTCTCGCTGTGCGAATGACAGCATCATCATTCTAGCCTCGTTGTTTTTGATACGAGGTAGGAACACATCCACATAACTACCCCCGACTATCACATCTGACTGTGTGAATAGACGAAGGATTTGGGTGATAAAGTTTTTCTCACTGGCGGAAATCTTTCCAGACTTCCACTGTGCTACATCTTCATTTAGGTCACACTCCCACTCACCCCAAGCTAACTTGTCATGCTCGATTGCTTGATTGACAAAGCTAGGGTTGGCGAAGGGTTTGTAAGCTGGTGATTGGTCTAACAAACTCATTGGTTATCCTTGGCATGAAAGGCATTCATCATCATCGGCATAGTCTTTAAGAGCAACACGGGTAGGCTTGAAGCTTACTGTGTCTGCTTTTGCACCAGCACTTGTACGAAGATAGTAAAGCCCTTTTAATTTTTTGTTAAAAGCACGGAGGTGTACTTCATTGACGTAAGCCTTATCGGTCCCTGCAGGGAAGAATAGGTTTACACTTTGGCCTTGACAGATAAATGGTTGACGCTCTGCTGCGTGGTCCACTACCCATCGTTGGTCTAGCTCGAAAGCTGTCTTGTATATTTCTTTATCCCACTCATCCATCCACTCAAGGTGTTGCACAGAACCTTCATGAAGAATGATTGAAGTCCACTGCTCTTCTATCCAAACTTTAGATTTATCCTTCCATGTGTATGCATAGTCAAAGATTACCTTTTCAAGGTAAGGGTTGACGACAAGGTGCGCCCCAACACGGGTACGATGTGTGAATGCATTTGACTTAAGAGGTTCTATAGATGCAGAGCAACCAGCAATGATTGATGAGTTGGCGTTAGGTGCGATAGCTAACAAGTGACTATTACGAACACCATCAACATCAGGACAAGAACCACGCTCACGGGCCAGCTTTATAGTGGCTGCTGTGGCTTGGGCTTTGATGTGTGTGAACATCATAGTGTTGTAGCTGGTAGCCATGACAGACTGCCACGGGATACGTGCGCGTTGCAAAGCACTATGGAACCCCATTGCACCTAGTCCTAAACTTCTCTCTTGTGTCGCACTGTAGATAGCTTTAAACAGTTCTTTGGGAGCGTTGAAACAGAAGAAGCTAATCACGTTATCAAGCATTGTTATCAGGTCAGCTACCATAGTGGTATCTTTCCAATGCTCGTAATGTTCTAGGTTCACGCTAGACAAACAACACACTGCTGTTCGTTCCTCAGATGTAGGCAAGTGAATCTCATTGCAGAGATTAGACCCGTGAATCTTTAGACCCTTCTCTTGCATGGCTGGTGGTAGATGCCTATTGGCTTCATCAATGAAGTTCAGGTAAGGCTCACCAGTGCGGAAGCGAGTATCAATCAGACGCTCCCAAAGTCCACGGGCTTTCACAGTTTCACGGACAGTTAAATCTTTAGGGTCAATTAAGTCCCACTCACCACCAGCCATTACCGCATCCATGAATGCATCAGGGATGTTGACAGCGTTGTGTATATTGAACGCCTTGCGGTTGGGGTCACCACCCGTAGGAACACGGATGTTGATAAACTCAACTATGTCTGGGTGACTGACATCCATGTATGCAGCATAGCTACCCTTGCGAGTCTTACCCTGACGATACGCTGTCATGTCACTGTCTACTGTTTTTAAGAAAGGAATAGGTGAAGGAGCAACATCACTAACAGAACGAATGTCGCTCCAATGGCCCCCCACTCCGCCACCTTTAACGGATAGCCATCGTAGTTCTGACGTATGGTCGATAAGACCACCGAGGCTGTCAGGAACATAACTAAGGAAACAACTAATAGGAAGTCCACGGACCTTCTCTCCTTGCGCTGGGGCATTTGATAATAGTGGGGATGAGAACATGAACCAACCCTTGCTGGCGTAGTCATATATTCTCTGAGCTAAGTCGTAGTCATTACGACAGTATGCAGTTGCTGCTCTGGCATATGCATCTTGTGGGTCCTCACCTTCACGACAGTAGTAGTCACTAAGAAGTGTTGAGGCTTGGTCGGACAGTAATTTGTTACGGCTGTAATCAACTACAATGCTCATGTATCCACTCCGTTGTTTCGCGTATACCTTTGAACCCAATAAGAGTCGCTCCAGTTTCCGTGTTAATTACTGTTGGTACACTACGGACTTTGTAATGTATGGCTGCGTCAATGTCCTTGCCTATGTCAATTTCATCGTAGTCAACCTCTTCATGGTTTAGTACAGTGCTGACTGCTTTACAAGGCTGACACCCTTCAGTGTAAAATTTTATAATCATAATTATTTCTCAGTCGTACTTCTGGTGTTGGAGTTCAAGCCATAGCTCTGCGTAGTGAATTATCTTTTTAACATCAGATTCAAACTGCCCCTTGTGTGGAGCGCGAGTTGCATACTTCACGATGTTGCCAGCGATGAAGTCCAGTTCATTTTTCATAATGTATTCGATAGGCTGAATGGGATGAACGTAATGGTCACCACCTTCTTGGCGTGTACTTCCTATGTTGGTGGGTTCCATAGTGGAGGCCTCTCTTGGTCAGGGATTAAGTCTTCAATGCGTAGAATACGAGCGCAACGTGCCTGAACTAAGGCATCATCAATAGTCAGGCCAGCCTTCTCATAGGCAGCTACAACAGCAGGCCAATAACCATACTCAGCAGCATCAAGAATCTTGTCAGCTTTAACTGGGCCAACTTGAGGACATCCCTTATAGTTGTCAGCAGTGTCACCTGTTAGAACTTGGGAATAGAAATAGCGGTCTGCCATCTCTGTGGTAACAGTAACCACACCCCTGTCTGAATGACGTGGGTTGTACAGTTGACATGGCACACACAAGAAGTCCTTGTCTTCAGATACAATAATTGTTTCTGGGTCATCAGTGGCTGCAATACCAATTAAGTCATCAGCTTCATAAGGCTCATTGAGTTCAGCATCGTAGGCATTAACCAACCAATTCTTAAGCGCACCTAAAGTCATAGGCTTACGAGTATCCTTACGATTAGCCTTGTAAGAATCTAAGATGTCAGTGCGGTAGTTCTTTTTACCGGTAAGAAACACACGCATAACTTTGCAGTCTGTAGCATTCTGAATAGATGTTAACGAATCTTGCATGTGACGTTGACCATCATCTTCAGATGCATGTAAGGTCCATACATCATCACCCCACTTGGTGGCAACCTCAGTTGCAGCCGCAGCTTGGAATGCTAAGATGTCCCCATCAATCAGTAATGTCTTCATCGTCTTCTCCTTCTCTAGAATTACGGGCAGTAATTACACGAATGCCATGACGAATAGCCACGTCTTGTTCTTGCCAATCTAGGTATGCATTCATAGCAAAGCTAAAGGCTAAAGATATAGAAACCACAGTGAAGCTTAGGCAAACAAGTACCATCATTAATGTTTCAATCATTGGTTAAAGCCTCCCAGCTTTGAGGGTAAAGTTCGCTTAGTATTTTTGAGACTGAACCTGCCAACACTTGTATTTCCTGTTGAGCATGAGGGTCCATGCGTTGCTTGCAGAACCTAGCGTAGGCAGACAGTGAGCCTGTCCAATACCAACTGACCTCCATTCCTTGGGGCAACAACAGACGTGCTTGTTCAGGACACATGCCACCATCAATCGCCATCTGATATGAGTCTAAGCACATGGTGTTT